AGTGGTTTAAAGAATGCGTAGACTACGCAGAAGATATTTTAACATCTGATTATGAATTAAGAGCTAATTTTAAAAATAAGCAAACTAATTATAGTTTACGTTCAAATGTAATTAACCCTAAAGATTTTCAAAGATATATTAATCCTGATAATTTAGATCTAGAAAAACTTCCTGCACAATTTCAACATGTAGGAATAGAGAATTCTAAAATTAATCTTTTATTAGGAGAGTATTCTAAAAGAAGAAAAGAATATCGTGCTTATTTATCTGCTAATGATAAAGAAGGAATTTCTAGAAAAGAAGCAGCTCTTAAAAAACAAATGGATTCTGTATTTACAAGAATTGTTACAGGAGAAGCTCAGTCTGAAGAAGAAATACAAGCTATTCTAAAAGAACAAATGGAATATGCTAGCTATGATTTTCAAGATATCGCTGAGATCACTGCTAATAAAATTCTTAAAAGAGAGTATAAAGAACAAGATTTAGATTTTTTATTCTTACGTACATTTGAAGATCTTTTAGTAGCAGGAGAAGAAATAGTATACTGTGGAGTATTAGGAGGAGAGCCTGTCATGAGAAGAGTTAATCCTTTAAATATTTATACTTTAGGAGGAAGTTCTATGTATATAGAAGATTCTGATGTAATTGTATGGTATGACTATTTATCTACTGGACAAGTTATTGATGATTTTTGGGACGAGCTTACTCCTAAAGATATAGAGTTTTTAGAAACAGGTACTAATACTACTTCAGACGCTTCTACCGCAATAGGGCTTAATAGAGATTTTGCTATAAATGATATATACGGAGATATAGATGCTTTACAAATATTTCATCCAAGTGAAATGGCAACTAGAACTTTTGCAGGATCTTTTGATACTGCAGGTAACGTAAGAGTTGTCAGAGCATGCTGGAGATCTAGACGTAAAATATACAAACGTAAATATTACGATGAAGACGGAGAAGTTCAAAAAGATTTTGTAGATGAGTTTTATGTAGCTAAAAAAGATTTAGGAGAAGAGCTAGAAGAAACATGGGTTAATGAATGGTTAGAAGCTACTAAAATAGCAGATGATATTTATGTAGGAATGCGGCCTGTACGTTATGCTGGTAAATCTTTAACTACATTTGTAGGATCAGTTTATAGTACTAATGATACTAGAGTACAATCTTTATCAGATGTAATGAAGCCATTAGCTTATTCTTATGATATTGCTTATTACAAACGTGAGTTAGAAATTGCTACATATAAAGGAAATTTTGCTGCAATTAATGCCTCTATGATTCCTGCAGGATGGAAACCAGCAGAATGGATTAGATATATTACTGTAAATAAATTTGGATTCTTAGATCCTACAAATGAAATACTAAAAGGACCTTCACAAGGAAAATCTGCAGGAGCGTTTAATACACTTACTGCTACTAACGTTCAGTTAGGAGATCCTAATGCTATACAAATGTATACTAACATATTATTAGATATAGAAAATACATTAGGTAAACTAGCAGGTGTTTCTGGAGCCAGAGAAGGGCAAATACAAAATCGTGAAGCAGTAGGTAATGTAGAACGTGAAGTTGCACAAACTTCTCACATTACAGAGAAATGGTTTTCAGTAGATGCTAATTTCCGTAAACGAGCAATGACTAAATTTTTAGATGTATGTAAATATGCCTATAAAAAGCATCCTAAAAGAGGCCAGTTCCTAATGGATGACATGGGGGCAGTTATGGTAGAAAACTTTGACGAGTTCGCTTCTTCAGAAATGGATATACATATTGGTAACTCTACAGCAGATACAGCATTGTATTCTGAAATTAAATCTTTATCACAAGCAGCTATACAAAATGGACAAGCTAAGATAGAAGATCTAATTGCTATTTCTACATCAGAATCTGTACAAGAAACTTCTCGTAAATTAAAAGCTTCTGCAGAGCGTATTAGAAAAGAACAACAACAAAGTGCTGAACAAGATAGAGAAGCTAATATGCAAATGCAACAAATGAAAAATGAGCTTCAAGAAAAAATGTGGCAAAGAGATGATTTCCATAAAAATGAAGATCGTAAAGTTGAATATGCTAAGATAGAAGCTAAACGCCAGGAAGTCATGTTCAAAGAAGAAAGTAATTTTATGCGTGAAGGTTTACGTATAGATTCAGACGGAAACGGAATAGCTGATGAATTAGATTTAAGAAGAACAGAAGTAGATGAAAATTTTAAAGAAAATACAATTAGAGTTCAAGAAGAAAAACTTGAAGAAACTATTAGAGCTAATAAAGCTGATGAAGAAATTAAAAAAGAAAAAATAGCTAAAACAGAAAAGGTAAAGAAATAGTTATTTAATATAAAGCTATACTTCTTAGAACATAAAAACCTAAAGAATGTTTATGTATTATAAAAATAATTTTAATATTGTAATTAAATAAAGACAGCAATGAGTAAAGGAGAGAATGAATTATTTGACGGTATTCAGATATTATCACCGCAAGAATTAGAAGAATCACAATCAGGAGGAGAAACCAAAAGTGAAGATTCTATAAGTCCAGAAGTTTCGGAAGAAACAAAAGGAGAAGAAAAAGAAATATCTATTAGTGATGGTTTAACTATCGCACCACCAGAAGAAACGACTTCTGGCGAGGAAATTGAAACAACGACAACAGAATCTAAAGAATCTGTAGAAATTCCAAAAAAAGGAACTACTCGTTATCAAGCTCTTATTAAAGACTTGATGAAAGACGACATCTTTTTAGGAGTTGATGAAGAAGAGATTGAAGGAATGTTAGAAGATGCTTCAGCCGAAACAGTTAAAAAACTTATGGCTAAAACATTAGAAACACAATTTCAATATCAAACAGAATCTTGGATGAACAACTTTTCAGGAGCTAAGAAAAGATTCTTAGAAATTGAAGATAAGTTTTCTGACACAGACCATGCTATACAAATGGCACAACGTTTAGATTACTTAGACAATGTTACTGAAAATGCTATAGCAGAAGATACTAACCTTCAAAAAAATATTTATTTTGAATATTTATTAGGTAAAAACTTCTCGGATGCTGAAGCTAGAAGTATGGTTGAAGAAGCTGATGGCATTGACAAATTAGAAGAAAAAGCACAAAAAGCTTTACCTTCTCTTAGACAAAGTGCTTCACAAATAGTAGCTAGAGCTGAACAGCAGAAAAAGCAACAATTAGAGCATTATAAAAATGCTCAGAACCAACAGTTTCATAATTTAATGCACACTGTAGATTCTAAAGAAGAGTTTATAAATGGATTAAAACTTAATAAAACTGTTAAGGATAAGATTAAAACTAATATGACTGTTCCAGTCTACAAAGACGAAAACGGTAGAGAATATACTAGTTTAATGTACAAACAAATGAAACAGCCTGCAGAATTTCAGGCACTCATGAGTTACTACGATCAACTAGGACTTTTTGATGTTAATAAGGAAGGTAAGTTTACTCCTAACATTGATAAGATTAAAAAAGTAGCTAAAACAAAAGCTGTATCAGAATTAGATAGAGTGTTAGCATCAGAAGAAGAAAGAGGTCTAGGTAGACAAAATTCTTCTCAAGTTTCAGGAAAAACTTCTGGAATTTTAGATATGTTAGAAAGAGGCTACAAAAAGAAAAAGTAATAAATAAATATATTCGTTTAATAAATAAAAAAAAGAAAAATGTCACAATTACTTCCGTTACAAAAGTATGCTGCGGTTGATTATAATGGTCTAGTTACCGATAATCACTTTCATGCTTTGTACCAACAAAAACCAGAATTGATCTCTAACGTGATCAAATCTATTTACAAAACTAACTTACAAGGAAAATTACGTGAATTCGTAGATCGTTTCCCTGTAAAAGAAGTTGAACAAGAAAACGGTTTCTATAACTGGATGTTACAAGGTCAGCACGATAAAAATTTAGCGCTTGTTGATGCTGAAACAATTAGTGGTTCTACTATTACTGCTGGAACTTTTCCTGCAAATGTAGGAGCAAATGGAGAGCGTTTCTATCTTATTTTCAGTGAGCCTTTGTTTGAAGAAACAAATGTTTTACGTGGAGAGTCTGATGCTTATCACTACTTAGTGAAAAAAACAATGGATGCAGGTTCTAACTACAAAGTAGAAGTTGAATTACTTACAGATGATGCAGATATGTCTGTGCCTTCTGATGAATTAGCAGTTAGTACTCGTTTCTCTAAATTTTATGGAGCAGCTCCTTCTACGTTATCTTATAGAGGTGCTGAACCTTACTTTACTTCTCCTTGGAGAATGGAAAACCGTCCTTCTACATTGCGTATGCAGTATGAAGTTGCTGGTAACACAATCAACAAAGGAAAGAACGAACCACTAGAGTTTGGATTTAACTACAAAGGTTTAGTTGCTCATCACCAATGTGAAGAGATGTTTGCAAGAATGTGTCTTTATGGTAAGAAAAACTGGACTGCAGATCACAAATATTTAAACAAAGACGATAAGACTAAATATGCTGTTGAATCTGGTGCAGGTTTCTTTGAGCAAATAGCTCCATCAAACGTACACTACTACAATACTTACGACCTTGATTGGCACTTAGAAATGTTATTAGACATGGGTGTTGGTAAATTAGAAAGAGGTAAACGTGTAGTTCACATCTTAACTGGTGAGTTTGGTGCAATTGAAATTTCTAAGCAAATTTCTGCTAAAAACACATTTACTGTTGTTTCTGACCAATGGTTAACAGGTAAAAGTAAAGCAGGAACTATCGGAGGTAAAAATACTTACTCTTCTTTAGAGCCACAATACAACATTTACCAATGGTACAACGGTGTTGAAATTAGAGTTGAAATTTTAGATTTCTTCGATGATGATGTATACTTCCCACAACGTCACCCAGACGGATCAGGAATTGTAGAATCTCATAGAATGTTAGCACTTGACTATGGTGAAGATGCTGGAATCTACAGAGTTAAACCTAAAGGGACTCCAGATTATAACTGGGCATACATTTCAGGTATGCGTGATCCATTTACAGCAGCAGGTAAAGGCGCTCCTAAATCAGTATCATCAGCAATTGATGGTTACGAAGTTCACTTCCAAAAATGGGGAGGAATGATGATTGAAGACCCTACTAAAGTTGTAGATTTACGTTTAAACGTAACTAAGTAATATAGTATTTAAATATAGCTTCCTTACAAAATAGTAAGGAAGCTTATTTAAATTTTGAGGAAAATTTATAATATTAATAGACAGCAAAATGAGCGAGAATGTAAAAACTAAGGCTACAAAAATAGTTGAGCCTAAAAAAGAAAAAGTTGAGAAGGTTATTTGGGGTTCTTATTTAGAGAACAGAACTGTAGAAGTTAAACCAATTGAATCTTCAGGAAAATGGAAAAAATTATTAGTGGCAGGACAGGATCTTACAAAAGAGCCTTTCATGTTTAACAAAGTAAAGAAAAGTTTCCAAGTTCCTCTAGTAAGTGCTAGACATGGAGGAGGAATAAAAGTAATACTTGATGATATCGAAAAAAAGATGATCAAAAAGTATGTTGAGAAATACCCAGAAGGTATGACTGAACGTCAGTTCTTTGAAGAGGAGTTAGGTGCAGACCTAAGTCCATATAATAGTCCAGAAGATAATTTCTGGAGAACAGATAAAAAAAGTAGAGTTACTTTGACTAAGCAAGGGTTAACTCTTAATTTGAATACTGCTTTAGGTATGCTTAGATATAAAGTTTTATTATCTAATACTAACCTAATAGCTCCTTCTTATGAAGAAAGAAAGAAAAGAGCTACTTATGAATTCATGGTTGTGAATCAAGGTAAGTTAATTTCTAAGAAAGCTGAAGCAGGTAAGATTAAGACTAGAGCTTTTGCAGAGTATGGCAAAATAGTATCTAATGATTCTAATATGAAAGGATTTATTAGAGCACTAGGAAGAACAATCCCTGCTAATTATAACAGTGATTGGTTAGAAACAGAAATTTTACAGGTACTAGAAGAAAGTCCTGCAGGTTTCTTAAAAATTGTTCAAGATCCTACTTATAAAGGAAAGATCTTTATGCAACAAGCAGTTGAAGCTGGAGCTATTAAAAAAATGAATGATAGACGTTATACTTTAGATAACGGAATTGAAATAGGGGATTTACCACAAGCCTTGAGGTGGATGGAAGATCCAGAAAATCAAGACATGCATATGAGAATAAAAACTCAAATAGAATTGTCTACTAAAAAGTAAATAAAATATGGATGCAAATAGTATGGCTAATGAATTAGACCAACAGGTAGACAGAGCAACTAGCTTTGGTTCTCCTGGTTATGAAGACTCAGATTATTCTTCTGTTCTTACTGACGCTATGCATGTATACATTAAACAGTTCATTGATAGAAAAAATAACCGTAAAGGTGAAAGTTTAGAGGAAACCGAGGTAAGGAGTCAGGGGCTCAGTGCTCTCATTGAGAGAGCTGTGCTCACTGCTTCTACCGATCAAACAGGTACTTTTACTAATGGTACCTTTTATGATTT